ATTGACCACCTGACTCACCACGTTCACGTAACGCATAAGCATAGGCCCATTGAATCACAGGGTCACTAGGTATCGTTAATTCAGTAGCATCGTCAACACCATCTTCATAAACCCAACGATCAGTACGAAGAACCGATTCAAAGTTTAACGTGTAAACCCCTGCTGGTTTAGGGTACAAATCTACTTGTGTGTCTCCATTAGCATCAACACCGTTAAAGCTGTAGTACGATGGAGGTGCTTTAGGTGCTGTACCAGCTAAGTAAGCATTTGACATCCAAGCAGATGTTTGGTATTGTAGTGTCCTATTGTTTGTATCATCAATAACACGTAAGACTTTAATGCGCTGACCAGAACCAGTAAGGACATAACTAAAGAGATCTTCTTGAGTGGTAGCTACCAAAGTATTTCTAAGTGCTGACCAATCCCAAGCGTCTTCACAGTACCTTTTGGCATCATTGACCAACTCTCCTATTAACTGAGAGTAACTTGTAGACGCAACAGTTGCTGGCTTAGTCTCCCTAAGCCTTACCATCACACTGTTTACTATTTGTAAATAATTCATTTGATACCTCAGTATACACTATATTTGTTTGTTTGTCAAGTAAAACTTTATGCGTTAGCAAACAAACTAGGAACCTTTACAGGATCAATTTGTCCTAATGGTCTTAAACCCTCAGCAAAAGCGTAGCCTTGTTCGTCAAGTGCTGCTTGTTCGTCATCTGCAAATAAAATACCATCATACTCCCCGCCTGGTCTACTTTTTAATAAACCGGCAAACATTGCTAAGTCTAGGCTTGGTAGATTCACTTCAGGGATGTCAAATTCAGGAAGGTTTTCTGAAACAACGTCATCTACATACGATCCTGCTTCAACCACAGCATCTTCAAGTTGAGCAGCCGCTTCAGAGATGTTTTGTGGAATGTCAGCATCGCCAATAGCGTCTGATACAGCGTCTTCTAAGTCAGAGGCTGCGTCTCTAACTACATCAGAACCAGCCGCTGCAGTCTCAGAAATTGCTTGCGTTAAATCCTCACCTGGAATAGCCTCAGATACAATGTCATCTACAGAGGCTAAAGCGTCAGAGGCTTTATCGGTTAAATCTGAAACAGTCTCAGAAATAGCTTGAGTAAAGTCTTCACCCGGAATAGCTTCGGATACAACATCTTCTACATAAGACGCAGCATCTCTAACAACATCTGAACCAAGTGCTAAAGCCTCTGAAGCTGTTTGAGCTAAGTCAAAGGGATCTAAATCAAGACCTCCAAACTCTCCTTCAAATAGATCCCCATCAACCGATAGATTACCTAGATCACCTCCTTCATCAACATACTTTGAAGCACCTGATACAGCGGCTTCATCCAGACCTTTACCTTGATCTAAAGCAACTGCAACATCTCCAGTAGCTAACGCTGCAGCCCGTGCATTGCCTTCTAAATTTAATTCATCTACAACAGTACCACCGTAGTTGCCTACAACCGCTTCTAAAGGGTCTTGGCCTTGCGCTACATCTATAACAGTGTTTCTAAAGGTTTCATCTAAAACATCACCAGTAAACTCACCAACAGCGTCTCCTATTGTGTCTGTAATGGCATCTCCATAGACTCCTAAAAACACGTCTGTTGGGTCACCACCATCAGCAAAACCTGCAGCAAGCTTAACTCCTTTTTGAACTTCAGAGGTTAAAAGCGCATCTGAAACCGCACCAGTTGTTGACACATCGCCTAGTGGCCCTGCCTCAAGATCATCAAAACCAATACCACCTGTTTGAGTAGTGTTGTACGCTCCAGCACCTGCTATAGCTAAACTAGCAATCTGCCCAGCAGACAAATCATCTCCTGAGTCTACAGTGGCATAAGCATCTAATCCAGTTAAAACAGCAGCGCCTATTCCCGGCCCTAAAACCATTGCACCTACTTTCATAGCGGCTCTTACATATTTATTCTGTAATGCAGCGTCAACGCCTTCAATGCCTTCTCTAGTTATGTCTTCAATATTTGCAAAACCGTCAGAAATTTCATTTAGTAATCCACCAATAATAGGAATACCAGAAAACATCCCGCCTTCATCACCGGGCCATTCATATCGAGGCTGTGCTACTACACCGTCTACTGTATCGGCACTACCTCCCGGAAGAATCACTCTATTAGCTCCGGTGCTTCCAGAGCCGTCTAAGTTATACTGTCCATTACCTAGCCCTGTAATGCGTCCGTATTCAGAAACATAGTGTTGCCCAGTACCTACTCTATCAATTGTTTCAAAAGCAATATTAGCAGGAACTAAAATACCTTGTTGCCCTACAATAGAAGCTTCAGCATTTTGGTATACATCAGTAGAAAGATCAGATAAATCTACAGCAATAGAATTATTATTAATGGTTTCTTTGCGTGTAGGATCAATAAAGGCTTTGGAGTACATTTGCCTTGTAGTGGCTCCTGAACCAACTGTACGACCTTTATTAATATAGTCAGAAGAGTAAAACTTAAAATCACCTTGATCTGTTTGAACCGTCCCATCAGTATTAATACCAAGGATTTCTAAATCACCAAAGCGTTCTGTAGTAAAAACTGAAGGGTTTTCTTCTACTGTCTCAGGGACACTTGAAGCAAAACGCTCTTCAAAATCAGAAATAGGCTGTCCCAAACCTGAGCCGTATGCAGCCCCAGAGCCGTAGCCATAGCCAAACTGTTGATATGGGTTTTCTTCTACTGTCTCAACGGTGCGTGGAGTACTTTGAGGTACAGAGATATTACCAAGATTAAGTCGAGCCATCAGATCACCACTTCTTGCAAGACCAATAGCGAGCACTTAGCTTACTAGGAGGACTTGTGTCACATTTATGTCTAGCACGGAAGCTCTTACGTCTTGCTGGCTGATCTTTCTTAATAGTCATGTTAGGATCACCGAAACGAATTAACTTAACGTCATCACCTTGTTTAGCTAACACAGCAAACTTCTTAGATTTACCTGAAGTACGCTTAGGCTTATTGTAGCCACTAAATGTTTCTCCACGGTACTTAATAGCCACCTTAGCCTCCTTGGATAATATCGTTGTATTCAATAAGCGAAACAATCATTGTCATGTCTTGCGTTGATGTTCCTGTAATGGTCTGTCCAGCAGTTAACACAATAAAATCATTCTCGCTACCGCCAAGATGTAAGATTTCTTTAGAAGCTATAGTGTAACCTACTAAGAAATTTAAACCTCCAATAACCATTGTCACTGTGCCGTTAGAGCCAGATGTATTTGTAATGTAGGCTGCACGATACTCAGCTTTTTTATTGGTAGGGACAGTGTACAATGTGGTTGTACCTGCGCTTGTAATATGAGCACCAAAGGATTTGTTTATCATTACTTGCTCTTCTTTTGTGCAGTCTTTGACAAGTCTTTAAAGTGAGACAGATACTTACTTGTTGAAGTATGCTTTGCACCTGACATGAGTTTGCCTTTAGGATCTTTGTGTGTAGCTCCCTTGTGCTCTTTGCCGTCTTTAAAGTAATGCTTCATGCCCTTAGCCATTACTTGTAGCCCCGAATACCCTTAGAAGTGCACGGCATAGTGCCAGAGTCTTTATTAGGATTACTCATGGCTTTCTTTTTAGTCGTGTTCTTTTCAGTCTTGTAGGCTGGGCCTTGCTTACCGTACATCATAGTTATTTCCTTATTTTTTCGATTACACCAGTGACACCTTTGACACCAAAGCTAGCACTAACAATTAAAAACAATACGTTGTGATACCACTCAGGCAAGGAAGTCAAAACAGTGAACCCTGCTTGTATGTGTGGAACCATGCTTGGTATAAACACAAGTATTAGCGGCACTGAGAAGACAATAGTTAACCACTCGTCCTTCCAACTGTTTTTTGTTGACTCTGCCATGATCCGTTCCCAATCGGCTGTTGACTGAGCTGCTGTGGTCAATGCGGATGCTTTGGCTTGGGATATAGCTGTGCTCGATTCTACCTTCCCCTTAACCCAGGTTCCTGCTAGACTTGTTACTGCTGTTACTAAACCAATCATGTACTAGTCCCTTTGATAAACTGTGGAACGCATGCCATATGGTAAGGTGTCTTCTTGTCTTGCATAACAACCTTTGCATCTTCCCAACAAGCATCTAATGAATCATATTTTCTAACTTCTTGAAACTGAGTTACCCCTTGAGACAAGAAAACAAATACAATACCCATTACAGTTACCATGTTTATTTACCCTTAGACTTTGTACACTTTAATGTACATTCAAATGTATATTTCATACACTTATTTGCCCTTAGTTTGAACTACCCAATATAAGATGTAAAAGCATAAGCCAATAGCAGAAAGGGCGGCAACGGCAACAGCAATCCCAATAGTCCCATCCACAATCTTTTTTCTTCGGCTGGCTTTCTTAAGGGCAATCTGCTGTTTATCATTGTCTCTCTGTTTCTTCTGTGAATTTTGAAATCTAATCCAATCGTCCCACATGCCTGAACGTCCGGTGTATATCATAAGCTGCTTAAGCTCATACTCTTGTTGCTTTAGTTTGTCAAGGCTTAAAAATAATTCTAAATCGTTTCCTGAACCTGTAGCCTGTGCGCCTAATTGAATTTTAGATTTAGCTGTAAAATACGTTGTTAGTTCTTTACCGCAGTCTGTTAAATCCTTACCATTTCCTATTAGTTCTTTGATCGCACCAATTGCAACATTAGCCGTCTGCACCACCGCAATGGCTTCGAGGATCACTTAGTTTACCTGCGATAAAACAGCAAGCACTGCGCCTATAACGGCAACTACATTCAACATAACCATAGCTTCAAGTCTCCATAGTCGCTTGTCAAGACTGCATAGTTTGTCTTGTACATAGGTATAACGTAATAGGCACTCAGCTTCGTGTTTCTCAAGTTGCGCTTGTGTTTCCAATTCCATGTCGTGATTCTGCCCCATCTTCATTAAGGTTTAAATTCTTCTGAGGCTCTAGCTTCTACTTCATAAGGGTTGTCTTGATAGCCGTACTTCAACGTCCACCAAAGATACCTACAAGTAAATTTAAACTTACCTTCTTCTTCCATCTGCTTTATGTGCGTCATCTCATGGCGTATTAAACGCTCATCAGTTAGATACTTAGGATCAAGGTAGATAGTATTCCAATACGAAGTCCAGCCTTGGAAGCGACAGAGCTTCATGTACCATTTGATTGGCCCGAACCAAGGCTTGATCTCTACCATTACTCGTAGTTTACTGCGGCTGTAATAGCGGCATTGATTGTAGACATGTCTGCATCGCCCCAATCTTCTTTAGCCACCATCAAATCAAGGTGCTGGACATTACGATTAACGCAGTCTTGACGGTCTGCGGCAGAATCATTGGCCATAGAGTCTCCTGCGATAATGGCGTTGATAAGGTCTACAGAGTGGCCCATTGCTGTGTAGTCTTGTGCTAGTTGTTCTGCTGTACGCTCTACTGTTTCTACAGTCATGGGTATTATCCTTCTAATGCTTCAATGCGGGCTGTAAGTGTTTCGATTAAAGTTTGTTGCTCTTGTACTGCTTTGACTAATAGAGGTACAAGTTTGGATTGGTCAATGCCTTGCATTACTGCATTACCATCATCGTCAACTTCGTTGTGTGTGCCTGAGACAGCCTCTGCGACTACAGCTTGTGCTTCATGGGCAAGGAAACCGTCAACTGTAGTGTCGGCATCAGCAATGAAGTTGAACCTTACTGGCTTGAGCTGCTTTAGTCTAGTTGTAGCATCCCATGTATAGACTACGTTTTCTTTTAGCCGATAATCTGAAGATGTGACGTAGGAGGTGGATGAACCCGATGTTTCAATATGCCCGACCTGCCCGTTTCCATTAATAAATTTTATAGCACCCGCATAAGTGCTTGTCAGAGTATTAGCAATTGAAATTGAACCGCCACTTGGCCCACTCAGACCTAAACTAATACCTGCTTGGCTAGATGAAGGAGCAACAGGCGCACCAAAAAACGCAGTTCCACTGCTGTTTACAGCAACTCTAGGATTACCATCCCCATCCGACAGCACGATGTTGTTGCTTGTGGTGCGGATGTCCAAGCCGCCTTGGTTGCCAGAGTAGCGGCCAAGGATGGTGTTTTTTGCACCAGAGGTCACGTAATAACCTGATTGTTCACCTAAATATGTATTTTGAGCGCTAGTAGAGTAGTATCCCGCTCCCTTACCAATGAACGTACTGTAAGAAGAAGTAGTATTACTAGCCCCAGCCGTATGCCCAACGGCGGTGTTTTCTACTCCTGTGGTGTTTGCGGTTAAAGCACTTGCACCAACGGCTATGTTGTTAGATGCTGTCGTGTTTGCGTCTAATGCAGCATATCCAATAGCAACATTAGAATTACCTGTAATATTAAGACCTAAAGAATTGTAACCAAGGGCTGTGTTATTGTTTGCAGTGGTAATCGAATCTCCTGCAAGGCCACCAATGAGCGTGTTTTGGATGCCTGTGGTTACTGAATAACCTGAGTTATAGCCAACGGCTACGTTGTAAGTGTCTGTGTTTGACGTAAAATTTTGAAGTGATAATGCTTGGAAACCAAGGGCTGTACTTCTATCTCCTGTAGTATCGGCACTTAAAGAGCCATAACCCACAGCAACATTACTGTTTCCTGTCGTAATCGCATCACCTGCTAAACCACCGATAAGGGTGTTGATTGTGCCTGTGGTTACTGCGGTTCCTGCGTTATAACCAATACCTACGTTATAAGCATCGGCTCCTGCGTTTTGCGTAGCTAAAGCAGACGCTCCAATCGCTATGTTATTTCCGTGAGTATCTTCAGTTTTAAGAGCCTCCCACCCAATCGCAATATTAGAATCACCAGTGGTAATCGCTGTGCCTGCGTTTGTACCAATTAAAACATTACGAAGACCACCGCTTGCAATGCTGTTACCTGCGTTTTCACCGAAGCGGACGTTATCTGTTCCTAGCGTTGGGGTAGATAGTGAGCCGTCTGAGGCGATGCGGAAGCGTTCTGTGTTACTCGTTGCAAAGATCAGCGGCCCTGCTTCATAATTCCACACATAACTATCTACATTTATGTGAGCAAGTTGAAATCCATCTTCTGCGGCTGTTCCAGATGACCCGCCAGTAAGATGTATGCGTCCGACAGTTGAATCATGAACATGTAATCCACCTCCAGAAGCAAAAGCAGGTGTGACACCTATGCCAACATTGCCGTCACTAGTAATAGTCATCTGAGCCGAATCAGCTTCGTACTCAGCCTTTCCTGCGGCAAAGTGCAAGTCCATACTGCCCGCAGTGCCGGTGGCTTTTGCCCACATTCCTGCAAAATGATCTTCTGTTGCATCGTTGTCATCGTTACCAAACAAATACGCTCCGATAAAATCACCGCCATTAACAGCGTTATCAGTGCGATACGCAACAAATTCTGCGCCTGTTGCATTGGTATTAATTACAGGATCGGTGGTAGCTAAACCTGTGAAAACTAACCCTGATATATCGCTATCAGGATCACCAAAAATGACACGACCAGACGAGTCGATGGTCATACGCTGAGTGCCAGCAGTAAAAAAATCTAATGTATTGGCGAGAGAGGCGTGGTCAGCATCACGACCAACAATTTTAGTCACATCTGATGTTTCACCAAAGTGAAGGATGCCGAAGCTCGACCCGCTGATCTTTAAGTCACCAGAGACTTCCAGTGCTTCATCAGGTGTAGAAGTACCTATGCCAACATTGCCTTCAATAATCAGACTGTCTGCACTTTCGTCCCACAGCATAGACTTGCCAGTAGTAGCACCAAAGAACTCTACATCATAGCCTGTGTCATCTACACCGACTGTTAGCGTTCCGTCTACCTGTAGAGTAGTAGGGTTCGTACCAATTTCAAGAACTGTACCACCTGAGTTTTCTGTGTACAGCCGTTTGTTTGTTAAGTCAAATGCTGGTTCACCTTCGACTAAAGCACCTGCTCCTGGCTCGCCTGAACCTCTTTTAAGTTTAATTGTACTTGCCATCTAGAATGTCCCGCCATCAATAGTTCCAGTAAGTTGTGATCCTGCAATGCTCAAAGCCGTTTGGTGTTGAGTTACAGATCCTTCAGTAATGTTTGCGTTAGGCACATTAGCCCATGTTACAGCCGCTGATAAATCGTTTGCTTCAGATTGTAAAGCGGTATCTGCCAAAGCTCCTTGCGCTGACGTTGCGAATGCGCTAGCTTCATTTCCGTCAAGAAGATCAGCATCAAGGTTAGTACCAGTACCATCAACGGTAAGGAGGGCAGTGAGAATCTCTGCGGCTGTTTGATCTGCGGTAGCGTCCGACTCAATTCCATCAAGCTTAATTCCATCAGCACTAACATCTCTACCGTCCACCGTACCTGAAAGAGTAATACTACCTGTAAAGCTTAAGTCACCTGTACCAGTAATGTTGTTACTGTTTAGGTCTAAATTACCACCTAACTGGGGGCTACTATCGCCAACCAGATCAGGATTAATGGTGTTCCAACTACTACCATCGTAAATGCGTGTAGTATTATCTGATGTATTGAAATACCAATCACCTGCTGTAATTGCGTTGCCATTTAAGTCCACTGTAGGGTTGCTAGAGGCTGTCCCAAGGAAGAAGCCCTCAATAGCGTCTAAAGCCGCCTCAGCAGCCGCCTGTGCAGTCTCAGCGTTAGTCTCTGCAGTCTCTGCATTGGTTTCTGCAGTCTCTGCAGCAGTCTTTGCTGTTTCAGCATCGTTCTTATAAGTCAGTGTCGTGTTTTTGTAACTGAGAGCTAAGTCCCTAGCGGCTTCCGAAGCAGTTTGTGCAGTTTCGGCATTTGTCTCTGCAGTCTCTGCCGCTGCTTGCGCTGTCTCTGCATTAGTCTCAGCAGTCTCTGCATTAGTCTCTGCTGTTTCTGCATTAGTTTCAGCAGTCTCTGCAGCGGCCTGAGCAGCTACTGCAGCGTTCTTAGACGTAAGTGTTGTTGCTTCATAAGAAGCTGCATTAGATGCTGATGTAGAAGCATTAGAAGCCTGAGTAGAAGCTGTGTTAGCACTGTTAGTTGCACTGCTTGCGCTAGAGCTAGCACTAGAGGCTGATGATGATGCTTCATTTGCTTTGGTAGTTGCTAGTTGAGCTTGCGTAGTTACAGCACTGACAGTTGCATCGTCAGTTGTACTACCTGCTCCACCTGTACCTCGAAATAAAGCCATTCATCAACCTCTTAAAGAATTTGGATGCCCCTCCGAAGAGGGGACTTTAGAGAACTTAGATTATGAAGGCAATGCCAACAAGAATCCAGTTTCAGGACGTAGTACTTGTACACCGTACAGAGTATCAGAGGTCAAGAGGTCAGCAAGGTATTCTTGCTTGTACTGCGTTTGTGAACGAACACCCACTTGCTCTGCGAGTACTAGAGTGTCCTTGTGTGCCAA